TTTTGTGTCAAGAGTCACTTTGTACGTTCTGATTGCCATTGGGTATCAGTCCCTCCATTTTTTCCAAATCTCCATAAGTGTCTTTTGTATCAACGAGGCGCTGATCCTCAAATCCTCGGCGCTTGCCTTTGAGTTCCCAACCAAACGATGAATCAGGGCTGTCTGACGAAACGATGAAGTAGTTCTTGCCACGTTCAGAGACCCAGAAATGTGCATCACTGTATGCCGTCAAGAATACTTGATAGGGCTTATCAGTATTAATCAAATCAAAAACGAGCGGATCAATATCCACTCGCACTGTTTTGTCTTCTCTCGTTTTGCCCTCGCCAATATCGCCGACATAGTTTTCAGCCAACTCATAGGCGGGAGTCGCGCGAATACCGTCACGGGTAACCTGAGCGGCGTTCTTTGAGCCGTTGTAAACGTAAAAGTCGCCCCATACTTGCACCTTGTCTTGTTTTACCGAGAACTGAGCGTTTTTACCACCGTCAGCACTCACATTAAACTTCTCGTCGTGGTATACCCACATTCCGCCTGGCTGTTTACTGATAAGTGGAGACATTAGCCCACCGTATAGGTAATATTGGCGGTTGTCAGGCGTTGAGGTTTCCGGTATCTTGAAAATTGGCAAACTCATGCCATTAGTTCCGACTTGGTCGATACTGAAGTTTGAACCGAGCTGATTCCATATTGCGAAACCGTTAGGAATACCGGTGTTACCGTTTACCGTAGCGGTTAGCGAACCAAATTCACGATCATTTTTAATGACCCTTAGCGTGCCACTGGTGAGCGTTAGGGCGTAGCCGCTCTTACTTTCAGTCTTAAAGCCAACCCCTGAAATAAGATTTCCGAAGATACGTTCAGCGACAATACCGTCCGCGGTAATAGCACTTTTGAATGTTTTACCTCCGTCAGTAGATATACCTAGGCCGGCACTGTTAAGGATTACAACTTTGTTTGAGTCTGACTTGTCAACAGCAATAATTCCTTGATCCGTGAAGCTGAGCTGCGTTCGCGCCGCGAGAAGACTATTAGTAGCCAACTGCACCTGTGATGTTAGCCATTCATTAGGCACTCGAATCTTGCCAGCGGCTACGTTGGATAGTGTTGATTGTGATGTCTTCTGCTGTTCGGCAAATGATAAGCTACCGCATTCAACCTCTGTTTTGGTTCGTGTGCCGCGAATATCATAGTCGCTGGTTACTTTGATGATTCGAACCTTGTCACTAAAGTTAAGGTTCTCATCAATCACCGTGATATAGTCACCTGGGTTTGCCATCGCGTATTTGTAGCCGACAGATTGCAAGTCAACAAGATTAAGGGTAAGCGAGATAGCCCAACTCTTGTCAACTTTCTCTTTCACGGCGGTTAGCAAGTTATCAGTAATCGTGTACCGCTCATCAGCAACTGGGGCTGCTTCAATGGCGCCAAACTTAGGATAGTAGTAATCATACAGCGGTGATTTGTACTCAACTTCTAGGCGCGGGCTTGTGGTGTCATCAGGATTACTATAGGCGCCATATCCGCGGCCATAGGTAGCAAAGCTTGTATTATCAGTCTGTATTTCGGCAGTATCAAGATTGAACTTCTTGCGAACAATGGTAGAAAGATCAGAACCCATTGCTGGGACAACATGAACTACTGTGCCTTCAACAGAGAACTCAACACTTGCTTGATCGATGATGTCATTGAAGAGCGACAGACGCTCACTCATGCCCCAGTCTTGCTTCTCAAAAGCCGCAACCGAGGCTGTATTGTCGTACGTATACCCCGTGCCAGCAAATAAAGCATCAAGATAGGTGGCAAATGGGTGCGATCCATTCCATGTTTCGTAAAAACCTGTCTTGCTCATCTTGTAAAAGAATGCCTGGACCGCGCTGAATGCCACCGTGTTCTCTTTGTCATTTTTCGTGTATGTGACAACAACGTAGTCTTCATCAAGAAACGATAGTGTCCATCCTTTGGCAATGTTTGCCTTAACGTCTTGGCCAAAATAAATTGTCCCAGATAATGACTTCTCGCCATTCACCGCATCGGTTTTCTCAATCTCGCATTGGGCTTGATATTCGTTTCTTTCAACGTCTGTGAATGTAATCAATAATCACGCCTCATATGCATATAGATTTTGGAAACCAAGAATCCGGACTGTGCCCGGCACATTGCAAATGATTCGGTTAGGCTTATCCGGTTGCAAAATAAAATAGGCCTTGTTCGTCTTGCTGACGATGCTCAGCCCATTTTGTGTGTAACTAAATCCATTCAGTAAGATCACATCACCAGCCGATACGGCACTTCTAGACGACAACTCAGTGTCATCGATCTTGAACGACAACGAAGATGCAGAACCAGTCGCAGTTAGCTTAACAGTGAACCCTTGCTCAAGCTGATTGCATGGAACAGTCCCTCGGTATGGAACGTTGCTGCTAACATCAATGTCTATCGGTGGTGTTTCACCGTAAGGCAACTTCATCGTCTTGAATTCAGCAGTTAGCTTATACAAGAGTGTCCCATTGACGTTGCCAACAAGCTCCATCTCAGGCGCCTCAGTGTATACGAGGAACCGCTTGTGTGACGGATAGTCGCTCAGCTTATCGTAGTACCCACCAGACGTCTCACCCGGCATTTCCATGGCCACACTTGGCGTTGTTTTTAGCTGAGTGATGTAATACCCGTCTGGTTCGGAAAGCAGCGCATACAGCTTCTCACGAAGCGTTTCTTCCTCGTCTATGTCATCAGCACGGTAGTAACCGGTGATATTGATTGTCTTGTCTGTGTGCCAGCCTCCAAAATCAATGTTGCCGTTTCGCTGATCGAGCTGCTTGCTGTTTCGAGTGACCGATGGTGCTGACTCCTCGAAATCAGTTATTAGCACCTTGTATTGGCTAAGGTAGTATCGGCTACCATCAAGCTTTTCAACTAATAGATCCATATACTACCCTCCAATCGGCCGACAGTAGCTGCTCACGGCTGCGTCATTAGCGTCCGCTTCCTTGACCATGCTGTTAATGCCATTCTTATCAACGTTGTTTTGGACGTAAATGTTTGGCGTGATTCGTTCGCTTGCGTCAATTGACTGTGTGACGTCTCCAGAGCTGAATTGCGTGCCGGCCATGGACAAGTTGCTGATATTTGCCGACATGTTGTCAGAAATATCGCTTGCCATACCGGAAACCGTCTTTTGAACAGCCCCGAATGATTTTTGCAGCCCTTGATTCAAGCCACCCATGATTGCATTACCAGCGGGGATTAACAACTTGGCATCATAGCTGATTGGACCTTTGTGCTGTTTAATCCACGAAGCGATACCACCAACGAACCCCTTAACGGCTCCCCATGCGGCTTTCAAGCCATTCAAAAGTCCATCCATGATTGCTCGACCGGCTCCAATAAGAATGCCACCGGCGCCACTGAACAGCCCTTTGATACCGCTAATGCCTCCACTTACAGCACCCTTGGCGCTACTCATTGAACCGCTAATTGTATTGACGATGCCATGGAAGATACTACTTACAACTGATCCTAGGCTTCGCAAACCAGAAGCGAGGATTTTGATTGCTCCTCCGACCAGTGCAATACCAGCGGCAAGAACGGTGAGGCCAGCACCACCGGCAACACCACCGGCACCCAACACAATAAGGGCGGCACCGGCTAGTGTAGCACCACCGGCCAGAACAACCAAACCAGCTCCGTATGCCAAGGCAGAAACCGCACCAGCCGCGTTAGCGACAGCGTCAGCAGTAGCACCAGCGGCCGCACCAAGCAAAGCCGCACCAGCCGCGGCTCCAGAACCAGCTACCAGTGATAGGCCGGCACCGAGTAATAGACTAGCGGCACCAGCCGCGGCAATACCAGCGGCCAATAAGGCCACACCAGCGGCTAATGCAACACTCGCCGCACTAGCAAGTAAAATTGCGGCGGCCGCAACAGCTAAACCTGCTCCGAGCACAAGGGCACCGGCGCCAGCAACCAATGCACCAGCACCGAATACAATCAGTGCTCCGCCTAATGCCAGAATGCCGACAGCGGCAGAAGTACCATAGGTTGCAATTGTCGGCAGTTGAGTAGCCAATAGCGCAAGCCCAGCGGTTGCTAATGCAATCCCCGCACCGACAAGTAAGACAGCTGCACCAAATGCCAACATGCCGACAGCCCCAGCAGTTAATGCGGGTGCGACAACAGCGAAGATCAATGCAAGGCCACCGATGGCAACCCCGATGGCAAGCACAAGCGTTGTTGCATTGCCACCAGCCTTCTGGAAGTTAGTTAATGCGGTAACCAATAGAGCAATACCAGCTGATGCCATCAGAACCGCTGCACCCATGGCTAGAAGTCCAGTTGCGTTTGCAGTTAGTGTAGGCGCAACTAGTTTTAGAACCCCAAGAATGACAACAATTGAAGCTGTCATGGCCGCTAATGCCACAAGACCAGCTGTACCAGTCTTAGCTAAAGCAGCAACACCGAATGCCAATGCAGCAAATCCTGCCGCTGCCAGACCAATGCCAAGACCAGCACCGGCTGCCTTTGCGCCCATGGCAGCAATCTGCCCGGCAGAGGCAGCCATCGGTTTAGGCAGCCCAGACGCACTCTTTCCTAATCCTTTAATTAGCCTTACTGGTGCACTAATTGTTTTTATCAGCTTCCCTAGCCCACTTGACAATAGGCCAAAAGCCACCAATGCAATCGCAATTACTGGCGACCATGCAATCAAGCCT